GGGGCCCGTAGGCCCCGCGGCGGCACCTGCTTGCTTAACCCTGTTTCCCGCAGTACGGAGGTCCTCGTCATGTCGTCACACGTTCCACGCGTTAAGGGCTGGCATGTCGCTACGGTCATCGGGCGACAGGACAGCTCTGATTTCGTGGACGAGTGGCAACATGACGCCCTCTTGCTGTCCGAGCCGCACCGGCGTCTTCCTTCGGGGAAGTGGTCGGGCGGTGGGCCTTTCTTCGCGTGTCATCAATCGGTGACGCATGGAGACTCGCTCGTCGTACCCATTAGGGTGGGCTTCGGGCCTGGGGCCTGGTTCGTTGATGACCGGTATACAGCCAAAGGCTGCGCCGGCGTCGAGACCAGGTACCCAGGTTCCGACTCCCTTTACGCGTCCGCTGTGGCTCTCCAACATGGTGAGCTGGCCAGGCTTACGCCAGGCTACGCCGAAGGCGTACAGAAGACGCGACCGGGCAATCCCGTTGCCTCTGGCTTCCAGTTTCTTTACGAGCTCACCGACTTCCCCGCGATTCCGGGATCCAATTTGTGGTCCTGGTTCAAGGAGACTCGATGGGCCGGATCGAACCCGGCGGCCGCGGCTAGGGACTACGTCAGGTATATGCGCTCGCTTGCGGGCGAATATCTGAACGTTGCCTTTGGGTGGAAACCTTTCGTGGGGGACCTGCGCAAAATGTACAAATACATGCGTACGGTCAATAATGCCCTTGCAAAGCTCCGCGAGGAGAATAACAAGGACATCCACCGGAGGGTGACACTCGAGAACAGCAGTGACAACACGCAGACAGTGACGGTCTATCCGTACCCCTACGCAAATGTGCTCGGGGCACCGCCGACCTACATGGCCGGCTACACTGTCTACAAGGTCACGAGGAGAGTCAGTACTAGGAGGTGGTTCAGCGCCCAATGGCACTACTACGTCCCTGAGATTGACTCTTGGCAATGGGAGGCGCGGGCTCGGTTGGCGCTTTTCGGCGCTCTCCCGACCCCTGAGACCATTTGGTCCGTTCTTCCGTGGTCATGGGCCATCGACTGGTTCACTAACGCTTCGAGTCTCTACTCGAACCTGTCTGTGAATGCAGTCGACAACGCTACGATGGGCTACTCGTACACGATGCGAGAGCACACCGACGTCACCGAGGTGACGTCCCACGTGGTTCACGGTGAAGGCACAGGCTTTTATAATTGGCCTGCTGTCGATCACACCTTCCGTTCGACCACGAAAGTGGTCACGAAGGCCCGCGTAGGCGGCGGAGATCCGTACGGCGTAGAAGTTCGCTTTGACGGGCTTTCAGCCTATCAGGCGTCCATCATCGCTGCTCTGGGTCTTTCCCGAGCAAACTTCCGTGGTTTTCGCTTCTAACTAGAGCGCAACCAGGACCAACAGGAGTTAGAGAATGTTCTCAGATCCCCAGTCGATCACGTACGCTACCGTTTCCAAGAGCCTTCCCGCGATTTCTCGCGGGGAGAACAGCTCGGTCTACCGTCTTGATGCTTCTGGTGTTAAATATGAGCTTACGCTCAGTCACCAGTTCGCCAAGCGGAATCGCGCTGTCGCCCGACTCACCCGGGTGTCTGCCGTTACCGACCCGCTCGTGCCCGCTAACTATCAAGTTGCGAGCATGGCGGCGACGTTCACGGTCGATTTCCCGGTTACGGGCCTCACGGCGTCCGATGCCCAGAACCTCGGCGATGCCTTGGTCGGGTTTCTGACGTCGGCCAACATTCTCAAGTTGGTTGGTGGGGAGACGTGAGTTTAACCACTCCGTCTTCTGCGGGGCAACCCGCGCGGTGCTAGAGATCGGCTGTGTGACCTGGGGACGCCTGGATGGCGAGCTTCGGCCACCATGAAAAGCCTTGTATCTCTGGCTACTGCGCTGCTGCATGACTGCGGCAGCAAGTGTGGTGTCGCCACTGCACGCGACCTTCAAAGGTTACGTGACAGAGTCGGGCACGAGGGTGTGTCGTTCATCACGATCACCCTTCCATCCTTCGTTAAGGCCTTTGATCGGGCCCTGGCAGAAGGTGCGGTGGCTCCTGGGACCTTCGTTGGGTTTGGAACCCTTCGTCGGTCCGGAATTCCCGAATTTCTTCAGGGATTCTTGCGCCGCGTGTTCGACAGTGACGGCAGATTGCGTGCGGACGCGTCAATCGACTGCATTCGGGCCGTTCGGGCTTTTGGCCTGTTCGGCAAGAAGGTCGAGCTCCCCTGTAACGATAACAGGGAGACGGCCGCGATTGATGATTTCGTCGCATGCGACGCAGGTCTCTTAGAGGAGCTGGCCGATGACGACGCGTCACGCGCCTTTGGCGCGGTTGCTGATGTCGTGGTTTCGTCTCTGGGTCTTCAGGGTCGTGTTGGTGCTGACCTTTCTAAGGTTCGGCCTCGACACGGTCCCGGAGCCACAGCAGACGGACTTTCGGGAAACCGGAAGTACGCTCCCGGTGTCTGGTTCAGCCGCCTTGCGACGGCTGGATTCTCGTTTGAAAGATGGGGAAGGGCTTGCCCGAGTCCCATCGAACCAGACGAGGAATACCAGGGACCAGATCTGTTGTCCCCGGAGCAGGAGTTGCCCTCAAAGGTGATAACTGTTCCTAAGACACTCAAGTCGCCTCGCGTCATCGCCCTGGAGCCCACGTGCATGCAGTATGCGCAA